ACCTCAATCATACTTCACAAACTTTGGCATCGATACGAGTCGTGTACTCCACACTCCGATCACCAATGTCGAGGAACTGAAGTTTGATCTCATCAACCAGCTTGAAGAGATCTCACCTGAAGACAAGGTCATTATTGTGATCGACTCTATCGGTAACCTTGCATCCAAGAAAGAACTCGAAGATGCAATCAACGAAAAATCTGTCGCAGATATGTCTCGTGCAAAAGCACTGAAGGGTCTGTTCCGAATGTCAACGCCGTATCTGACAATGAAGAACATTCCGTTACTGGCGATCAACCACACCTACAAAGAGATCGGCTTGTTTCCGAAAGACATTGTCGGTGGTGGTACGGGTATCTACTACTCTGCGGACAACATCTGGATTCTTGGTCGCCGCCAGAACAAAACTGGTACGGAGGTGACCGGATATGACTTTATTATCAACGTTGAGAAATCACGCATGGTTAAAGAGAAGTCAAAAATCCCTATCAGTGTTTCTTGGGATGGTGGTATTGAGCGTTACAGCGGTCTGCTGGATGTTGCTCTTGCTGGTGGGTTTGTCACTAAACCTTCTAACGGGTGGTATCAATTGGTTGACATCGAAACTGGAGCGGAGATTGGATCAAAGGTAAGACAGAAAGACACACTCACCGAAGAGTTCTGGTCTGGTATGTTGTCGAACGAAAAGTTCTCTGAGTTTGTCACTGGAATGTACTCGATCACGGGCGGTGTCAGTGCAGATCTCGATCTCGTGGAGGAGATGTGAGTTTTCAAAAAGTTAGTGAAGGTATCGATTATGAATTGACGCCTTCCGAAGATGTCGAGAATGAACAAGCGTGGGACGTTCGCGTCCTACGTGGCCCTTTCGTTGAGTCTGTATTCCGGTTCGGTAATATTGCATTAAACGAAACTGAGGGTTGTTTAAACTTCAACTTTATGATAATATCTACACCTGATGAAACGTTAACGGAAGAACGAGAAGACCTACAGATCTTTGTGGGGGATATCCTTGAATCCGTTCTCGAAAACGCAATTGCTGATAGACAACTGGTGCAGAATGAAAGAACAACTGATACTGAATGAATTTGTAACTAACGACTCTTACATGCGTAAGGTCGGCCCGTTTCTCAAAAAGCAATACTTTGAAGGCGTCTACAAATTCATTTTCTCTGAGATTGCGAACTACGCAAACAGATACAACAAACTACCTACTCAGGATGCACTCCGTCTTCAGATTGAAGAATCGGATAATATCAATGAGTCCAACTATAACGAGACATTGGAGATCCTGCCAAGTCTTTTTGAAAAGAAAGATCAAGACCAACAATGGTTGTATGATGTCACTGAGAAGTGGTGTCAAGATCGTGCAGTCTATCTGGCCATCATGGAGTCTATTCAGATCATTGATGGTAAACACAAGAACTTAACCAAGAACAGTCTACCCGACATTCTACAAAAGGCACTATCAGTTTCTTTTGATACCAATGTGGGTCACGACTATGTGGAGAACGCTGATGAACGATACGAATTCTACCATCGCACCGAAGATCGAATCCCGTTCGATCTGGACTACTTCAACCAGATCACGAAGGGCGGCCTCCCTAATAAGACGCTTAACATTGCTCTTGCTGGTACTGGTGTCGGTAAGTCTCTCTTCATGTGTCACGTTGCCGGAAGCGCATTGTCACAGGGTAAAAACGTACTCTACATTACAATGGAAATGTCAGAAGAACGTATCGCTGAACGGATTGACGCAAATCTTCTCAACTGTCCACTCGACCAAATCCCAAACCTCTCCAAAAACATGTTCAAAGATCGAGTGCGAGAGATTGGAGACAAAACAGAAGGTCGACTGATTGTCAAGGAATATCCTACTGGATCGGCCCATGTCAATCACTTCCGTGCATTGCTCGAAGAGTTGCGAATGAAAAAGAAGTTTAACCCTGATCTTATCTTTATAGATTATCTAAATATATGTGCATCTTCTCGAATGAAAAATATCGGAGGTTCAATAAACTCATACACATATATTAAGGCAATCGCTGAAGAACTGCGTGGTCTTGCAGTTGAGTTTGACGTTCCGATTGTGTCTGCAACACAGACGACTCGATCAGGATTTGCAAACTCAGATCCCGGCCTCGAAGATACTTCTGAATCCTTTGGACTACCAGCAACCGCAGACTTGATGTTTGCTTTGGTGGCGAATGAGGAACTAGAGAACCTTGGTCAGATCATGGTGAAACAGTTGAAGAATCGATACAATGATCCAAACGCCAACAAACGATTTGTGGTGGGTATCGATCGGTCCAAGATGAGATTGTTTGACGTAGACGAAAGTCAACAAACATTAGTTGAAGAAGATGACACTCCGGTATTTGACCGAACCTCATCCGGAGAAAAACTCAAAAGAATCAACTTCTCATAGGAGCGTATCATGGACGGAACATTACACACGATTATTGCAACTGGTTTGATGTTTGTATCTTACAGAGCAGGAGTCTATTTCGGTAAACAAGAAGGTTATGAAAACATTATTCAGACACTTCTACATTGTTTCCGAGCAGATAGCCTTGAGATCAATGAGGATATGGAATTCCATGTCACCGTCGACGGAGAAACCCGAAAGGTAAATTAGTGAGAAAAAATCTATATGTGCAGGATGAGTTTCTGAGTGACGATGAATGTTCAGAACTCATTCTTCTTTTTAATGACAATATCCGAAACGCAAAGACCAAGAACAAATATCGGTTTCTTGATGTCGGTGAAGATGTCCCAATGGACCATCCCGTTGTTAAAAAGGTTTGGGAGAAACAGAACGATCTTGCAATGAAACTGGCCTATGCGAAGGTACACTGGGCACAGATCTACGAATGGCCTGTTGGTGCAAAGATGGGTCTTCACAACGATGTCGCTAGTAGACATACGGTCTACACTTCTGTCTTATATCTCAATGACGATTTCGAAGGTGGATATACGCAACTGGAGGACGGTACTCAAGTCAAGGCGAAGAAGGGACGAATCTTCTTCTATGATGGGATACATTACTTTCATCGAGTGACTGAGATGACAGCAGGAACGAGATACACTTTTGCAACTTGGTATAAAGGTTAGATTATGGAAAAGGTCAATTACAAATTCAACGAAGACAAACTGATCAAAGAGTTCTTTGATTACATCACATCAACTTATTCTGGCCACTACGGTCAAGGTGGCCTACAGTCATCTGAGGTTATCGTCGACCGTGGTCATGGAATGGGTTTCTTTCTAGGTAACGTCGATAAGTACAATGCACGTTATGGCAAGAAAGGAACTCCCCCAGATCAACGTAAAGACTTGCTGAAGATTATCCATTACGGATTTCTTGCACTGTATGAACACGACCGTATATACAGTGATGAAGGATAGAAGAGCACTTAAAGAAGCAATTGTTGATACAGGGCTTGCAACACCTATCAATCTTGTGTTAAACTATATCTTTCTTGCGCCGATGTTGGTGTGGGAATGGTCGGCAGGACAAATCTCTGTCGCAATGACTGCAATCTTTTTTGTGGTTGCAGTGTTTCGAAAATATTATGTACGTCAGTATTTTAAACGAAAGGAGCAAAAGTGAATATGGACGGTTTTTTTAATGCAGCTCGTAATGGTGTGGTAACAGTGGAGTTCACCAAGATTGGTACTGGTGAGAAACGTGTAATGCCATGCACTCTCAATCGAGAACTTTCTGAAAACAATATACCAGAAGAAATCGAACAACAAGCTGCGAGTGAACACTATGCTGTGTGGTCACTAGATAAGAGTGCGTGGAGATCGTTCCGCGTGAACACCGTAACAAATTGGTATGAGGGATATCCAAATGAATCATCTGTTAGTTGAAGCACTAAAACGAGAGTACGAAGGTGCAATCGCCCGTGCACAGGCAAACATCGATGTCTATCTGACTAATCCGGCCGGTATCGGGGAACACTCCGACATCGTTGAGGCTGTCGACGAACAAGTCGCCAAACTCGCGGAGGCTGATGAGAAACTCGAAACGTTGAACAAGTACTATTCATAATATGAATGTCGACTATTCACAAATAAAATGAGCAAAGGGGTTTACAGAACCCCTTTTTTATGAGATAATTACTTTGTAATTTGATGACTTGATAAGGAAATTGTTATGGCGTATGTATCTCAAGAAATGAAGAAAGAGTTGGCCCCCGCGATCAAAGCGGTACTCAAGAAGTATGGCATGAAGGGAACTGTTGCGGTTCGACACCACAGCAGCCTTGTTTGTAACATCAAGGCCGGTAAGTTGGACATCCTTGGTGCTCTGCCTGTTGGTGAGTATGGTCCCCGTGATTACGTTCAAGTCAACCCTTACTGGATTGAAGAGAACTACGACAACGCTGAGGTTGTTGCGTTTCTGAGTGAACTGAAAGAGGCGATGGAAGGCCCTAACTTCTTCGACCACAGTGATCCCATGACTGACTACTTCCACCGAAGCCACTACGTTGACATCAACGTTGGTCAGTTCAACAAGCCCTACGTTCTGGAGGCATAATGTATATTTTCATGAATGATCTTTCTCCGAAGTTGCAAGAGTTCGCTCTTGCGGTCTTCGAGGTTCTTGATTTTAATCCTGAGTTCGACATCGACATCGTCTATGAGGACATCGACGCTCAGGGATACTGTTCTGGTGATGAGGACGGGTGTTTGATTGAGATCAACCCTGACCTCACTGAACGTGACACTGCGATTGCCATCGCACACGAACTGGTTCACGCACGACAGTTGGCCCGAGGGGTTGACTTTTGTGAAGAGGAAGCGTATACTCTAGAGAGTATTTTGACTGAGAGGTGTTACCATTGAAACTGATTACTTTGTCTGCTGATAGTTCTGGTTATTCTTATCACGAGGAAGAGGGTTACCCGCCCGAAGAAATGGAATGGCGTATCGTCCAAGCTGCGGACGAACAGTTCCCGCAGTGCAAGCAGTTGTTTTTCTATGACAGCGCGAACAATCCCGCTGTCGATCTTTTGAGTGGTGGTCGATGTATCCACCAATTGCGATTTGAGGCTGAGTGATGAATGATATGAAATTTACAACGGCTGGCGACATGATGGAAAATGGATTCCGAAAAATGCAAAGTCGTCTCAAAGAAGAAGGTTGGTATGTCGGTTGGAACCTACCGTGTTGTCAGAGTTGTGCGTGGTCGGCATTACCCGACTACCTTGATGCAAAGTACGATGATGATGGTTATCTGATTCGTGAACACCCTGAGACGGGTGAACGCATGTCTTATGATGAGATTGATGAGGTCTATCGTGAGGTGGATCTGTCCAAGGTGTTGTTCAACCACTCGCAAGACTGTGAGGTCTACATCGAGGGTGAAGAGTGCCACGAGTGTCACGGTGAGTGTGAGATCGAGAATCCCGACTACGATGAGGACGATGAAGATTCAGAAGAGTGGATTGATTGTCCTGAGTGTTTTGGTCGAGGTGAGATTCAAGAAGGCTTTGATCCATCTGAGTATGACACATCTGTCGATGGTTTCGTCTGTATGTCACCCGAAGACCAAACATCATCGTACTTTTGTTTTGACGGTAGCAAGCAAGGTGTCGAGAACTTCAAGGCCATCATGCCCATCATCGAGGAGTGTGGCGTCAGTATAGATAGTTTCAACGAAGACGGGAAAACCCGCATCGAATTATCATGGGACTAAAAGAAGTGGTCGATCGGAATTGGGTCGAAGTATTTACACTGGGGGTAATTTTTAGTTTATTAACACTTATTACCGGAGTTATGTTATGAAAAAGAAACGAGATTATGATCCACAAGTAGTCGAGAAACTACGCGGATCGAGACATTATGTAAACCAATTCGCATTGCATCAAGCACAGAACTTTCGTGCGATGTTGCGCGACTATGATTATGTTAACACCTTTGGAGCTTACAATGGTCAACAAGCAGTTCAACACGTCAAGGCCGGACTCAAAGCAATCTACTGTTCAGGATGGCAGGTTGCAGCCGCGGCAAACTCAACAAACGAGGTCTATCCCGACCAGTCACTTTATGCTGTCAACTCTGTTCCTGACGTTGTGCGTTCTATCAACAATGCATTTAAACGTCAAGACCAAATCTCCTATCTGGAGTCCGGTCGCGGGTTTAGGTACGCTCCCATCATCGCAGACGCAGAAGCAGGATTCGGAGGAGCGCTAAATGCATACGAACTCGCAAGAAACCTTATCGACGCAGGAGCCGCCGCAGTCCACTTTGAAGACCAACTCGCAAGTGAAAAAAAGTGTGGTCACTTGGGAGGAAAGGTTCTTATACCTGTATCTACAGCTATCCGTAATCTTAATGCTGCCCGTCTTGCTAGTGACGTTGCTGGTACTGATACCGTGGTCATTGCTCGTACTGATGCAGAAAGTGCTAAGTTACTTTCTTCTGATATAAGTGACATCGATAAACCCTTCATTAACCGTGTTGGACAAGGATCTCAGGGTTCGATTCAATGTCGAACGCAAGAGGGGTTCTACATGCTCAAAGAAGGCATGGGTCTCGAATACGGTTGTGTTCGGGGACAAGCATACGCAGAGTATGCTGATCTAGTCTGGTGTGAGACATCCAAGCCATGTCTGAAAGAAGCGAAGAGATTCGCAGACGCGGTAAGGGGTGCAGTTCCAGGCGCAATGTTGGCCTACAATTGTTCGCCATCATTCAACTGGAGAAAGTCAATTCCTGGCGATCAAGAACTAAAAGAGTTCCAGAAGGAACTAGGTCAAATGGGTTTCGTGTTCCAGTTTATTACTCTTGGGGGATTTCATTCAACAAATCACGCAGTGTTCCAGTTTGCCAAGGATTACAAAGAGAATGGCATGCTGGCGTACTCGCAACTTCAGGAGGCAGAATTCGATGCAGAAGCAGACGGATACACCAGTACTAAACACCAAAGAGAGGTCGGGGTATCCTACTTCGATGCGATCACGACGGCACTTGGAAGTGGGTCAACAGCGGCACTTGCGGGGTCAACAGAAGAGGAGCAATTCTAATGTTTAAGAAAGTTGGATTTGCAGTCTATGACCTATATGAGTTTTTCTTCAACCTGAAGATCAATCCACTGCGTCACATACCGAATGAACTGGTGCAGTTTATTCTTATGTTCTACTTGTCGGTAATGTGGTCGGTGGTGTTCACCTTCTGGGCCGGATACACTTGGATGTATGGCATTTATAGTGTGGGTGGTCATCTTATGGTACTTGGTGCGTTCTTTATCACTGTCGCATTATTCAGGGACGCTGAGAAAAATGGTCATCTATGGGTTCAACGAAACAAGTTGCCCCCAGTACCGAAACGCCGCATTCTTTGGGATGTGGAGAAAGAAGGATGAGAAAAATTACCATTGCATTCTTCTTCAGTCTCATGTATACTGGTTGTTCAATGGTTGAGGATGACCGGATGTGTATTGACTTTGGTTCACGCACGATAGTTAAGAACCAGTGTATACCAGTGTACGGGAATCTGATCTGTGCAGATGAAGAAGTGACAGAGACGTACTGCAAACTGTACGCCGAGGATGATGATTATGCGATTCTACTCAACGAGTCACGACTATTCAGGTCGTAAACGTAAAACCCCCAAAGTAAAAGGAGAGACATTTGGTAAATTCAAGGCACCGGAATTCCGTCCGCTTGAGACAAGAAAGCAACCGTCGTATGCAGCTTCACGATGCGCGGAGGGACAGCAGTACCCCAGTCGGTCAGACTTCGCAACACCGGAGTCTTGTTCAAAACCTGAACGAAAAGAATACACCGGAACGTTAGTGAAGGGTATTTCAACTTTACACAAATCAAATGCAGTGCCGATTCTATCTCAGGATGAGGCCGTTGAACATGCGAGGATGAGACGATGATCGAGTTTCTCTCGTTTCTGCTCCTACTCCTTGCGACAGGAGCTGCGGTAATGGGTTACCTTGGGACAATGATTCAGTTGTTTTCGATTGGGTTCCTAGTTTTTGGTTTTATTATTTTAGTATTAGCTAACAGTTGAGGAAGTTAA